GCAATGAACTGACCGAACCGAGGCCCGGCCCAATCTGCTGGTTCAGGATTGGAATGCTAGCCATGTCAGTACACCGTCACGGTTGGTTTACGGCTGCGGGCTGCTTCTTCCCCGAAGGACGAGAGGAGCTTTCCCCCTGCCCCTGCAATGCCTCCATAAAGCGCCTGCTTGCCCTCGTACTGCTTCATCTTGGCTTGTGCCTTCAGACCGGCTCTATCAATCTCAGCCCGGTAACGGAGCGTGAGCGCGTCCATCTCCTGGTTCTCAATGTTCTGCCGGATGACATCAGACACTGACCCGTCGAACGCAATCCCGTTCGCCCCGACGCTTGCAATCTGCTTTCCAATCTCCTGACGCTGCTCGCGGCGAAGCTTCGCCTCTTCCATGCCCGCGTTCGTTGCGATCTGGTTCGCCTGCGCGTTCAGGACCTTCGCGTTATAGTTCCCGGCCTGATACTCGCCGTAGCCTTCTGCTAGACGGCCCCCTGCTCCCGCAATCTGTGCATACTGGATAAGACTCTCAATGCCAGCCATGGCCGGACCCTCGCGAATAGACTGAATAATGCCGGGTAGTTCCGTCCCGGCTGTTGATCGTGACCCCGCCTGTACGCTCCGCCCCCAGCATCTTTGCCATGCGGTGGGCTTGGGGGAACTCGTCATGCACGAGGAAGTCCACCCGCCCCCATGGTGAATCCTCAATCATGGCCCGCATCATGCGAACGAGGCAGAGCATCTTCTTCCCCGCATCCTGCGCGATGTAGGCCCAGCCTATGGCTTGCTCAGGAGCAGTGATTACGAACCCACCACACCCGATGACATGCCCGTCAGGCCGCGTCAGGGTCCACGCCGGACCCATCTGGCTTGCCATCTCTGCTTCAGCCTCGGTCACCATTTCGAAGGATTGCCCCTTCTGGAGGTTGATGAGAGCGAGATGTGCGGGGGTGAACTGGGTCAGCATCAGTAGACCTCTAGCGTTGCGAACGCGCCCACGACGCAGAACGGGTATGGGTAATCTTGCTCAAGGCAGATATAACCGTCCCCGTCCCCGGGAACTGCGTTGAAATCAAACCGCTTGTCGCCGTCCAGCAATGGCACCGCCTGGTCAATCGGGTCCGTGTTCCGCCTGAATTCCACGCGGCTCATGTTCGAGAACGTAGGGCCGAACTTGAGGTTGTTGGTGTTCAGGAGGCGCACCGCGACCTTCTTCACCTGCTTGTCCTTGCCCTGCGCCGTGCCGTCCGGCTGCTGAGCTTCCGGTCTCGGGAACTGAACACGTCCCACATAGCCAAGCCCGATGTGGACGGTCGATGCTGTGTAGTCGAGCGTGACTGTGCCCGTGCTAGATACCGTCTTCGTCGCGTGTACCTTCCCGTCAGCCAGGATTGTGACTGACTGCCCGCGCAGCCAGTTCAGGCCCGAGATAGTGGACACTGCGCCCCCATCATAGGTAAGCCCGCAGTCCACGAAGAAGCCGTCAGTGATGTCGGTCCCGCGCACCCAGCGCGGCTTGATGTATTCGATATAGCGGACGGTCGCCCCGTTCACGTACCGCTTCACGGTCAGCCACAATTCGTTATAGGACCCGTCCGAATTCGGGACCTGAACGACTGACTCAATGACGGGTTCGAGCGTATTGCCCGCGTCTGAGTAACCCCCAAGCGTATGCTGGCACCATGCGAGGACGTTCTGTTCTTTCTGGTAGGTGAAGGACAGAAGCTTGCCGTCCGACCGCGCGCACCAGAGGATGGCGTCCGGCTCCTGGCAGAAGTCCATGCTGATAATCCCGTACTGGGATGTCAGATGCTCCGCCCGAATCATGATGTCGTTACCGACAAAGCCGTCAGAGGTCTGGAGGAACTCCCTGACCTTCCGCCCGCCACGTTGAACGAACATGGTGGCGCTGCCGATCCTGACCGGCTTCACGTCCTTCACGCCGTAGTTGGACAGAGGCAGGGCGCGCACATTATTCGGCCCCAGCGGCTCGTTCGTGGTCGCTTGGGTAATGACGCTCTCGCTATCCGCCGTGAAGACGAGGAGCCCGTTAGGGGAGCCCTGAAGGCCCTCAATCTTGTTCACCTCACCGGATGACATCGTCACCGTGATGGAGTTCGCCGCCGTGATCTGGTTCGCGTCCCGCTGGCCGAAGCTCTCGTATGAACTGGCTTCGCTCATCCACACCGTGTCCGGGTCCGTGGTCGTAGCCGCAAGGCACAGCCGGTCCTCATGGAAGGCAACTGCGGAGGGGTAGCCCCTCGCACTGGAGAACGCCCCGTGCGCCCACTTCCATGAAGCGTAACGCCTTGCCGAACCGCCCCCGGTCCATGCCGCGTTGAACGTGGCCCCAACGAGGTCGTAAGTGTTCGTCCCCTGGACTGTGATCTTCCAGGAGCCGTTCGCCCCGGTCGTGCCGGTCACGCTGTCAATGTAGACGTAATCACCTGTCTGATACCCATGCGCCGCGTGCGTGATTCGCGGAGCGCCCGCGCCATTGTTCACGCAGTTCGTGACGGCTGTGGAAGTGGACACAAGCCCATTCGGCAGGTAGGTCACAACTTCGATATTCACAGACGTGCTGGAGTTGAAAGCCGTAATCCTGACGATGCCCCACCGCGAGTGAAGGTAACGCCACTTCGTGGACTCACCACCCGCGCCCGCTTCGTTGATCCCGTCCCATGCGTCGCCGATTGTATGCGTGGGAGCATTCGAACCCGTCACGGAACCACGTGTCGTGACGTACGTGTACACGTTCCCGTCGTTGGACTTCTGGCTTCCCGTTCCACCTGAAGGATGGCCTGCTTCCCACGGGGCAACACTCAACTGGTCGAAGAACACTTCCTCGACGAAGAAGAGAGCCCCCACATGCCCTGATTCGAAGATGGCCTGATTGCTTCGGATCGTGCCAGTTGCGCCCGGGTCGTACCCGCTGATCGACGGGAAGTATATCCACGACGTATCGTCCGAGTTCATGTTCGCGAACGGCCCGTTGACGAACGTGACCGTGCTGAGCGTCCATGACGTATGGCTGGTGCGGGTTAGCTTCCGAGGCTCATAGGACGGGTGGACGATGTAGAGCGTGTCTGCCGACTGCGTGAAACTGATCTGGAGGACGCCCGCGCTATCGAACAGGTCCGACTGCGTGTAAGGGGTGGTCACTTCCACAATCTTCGCGACCGTCCCGCCTGACGTGTAGGTCGTGTAGGAGCTGGTGTTCTCAGACTGAAGCTGGAAGGTGTTGGCAGTCAGAACCGTAACCGTGAACTCCCGGTTGTTTAACTCAACCATCCCGCCCACTGAGGACAGGATGACCTTATCACCCGTGGTGAGACCGTGGCTGGTGGAGGTCACAACGCCAGGGTTCGCCTTCGTGATGGCGGTTATGTTGGTCGCCGTCTGCGTGATGATGGCGTGGTCCTTGTAGAACCGGAAGTACTGGTCCCCGACCTCGATTGCGTAAGCCTGCGTCAGCCCGAACTGGAAGCGGATCAGGGCTGTCCTGTTGGATGAGTTCTTGACCGCTTTGACGTATTGGGTCCCGCTCCGCATTGCAGCCGGACCCTGTGTCAGCGGGATCATGTTGGAGCAGGTCTTGAGACCTACCCCATAGAATTCCTTGTCCACCCGCGCTTCGAGCAGGGGGCTGAGTTCGCCGGCGTTCAGGGCTGTGAAGGCGTGCTGGCTCTTTGCCATGGTGTCAGGCCCTCGCGTTCAGCCAGTCACCGTCCGGCATCTCTTCGGCTGGATTGGCCTGCGCGTCCGCGCGCTTGGCCTGCCCGAGTAACCGCTCGTACATTTCCCAGAGTTGCGCGGGAGTAACCCGGCTTTCAACGATGCCTGAGATTTCAAAGGCCCAGCGGGCGGAGAGAGCGGCAACGAAGGTCGGGCTGAACTTGCTGGTGTCCGTCACCTGGTAGATGTACCGGATGTTCAGCGGCCCCTGCTCGTCACACAGGATCTTGTCGATCTCGTTCTGGTAATCGACCTTCGTCCCCTCGACGGAGAGAAAGCGCAGGCAGTCAGCCGGAAGCGTGTATTGGTAGTCGTAGCCCCATGCGGGGGTGTCTACATCAGCCGCGAGTTCCGCGCGCTTGACCGCGAAATTCCACGGGTGGGATTCGACCAGCTCATCACGGACCATCTCATAGACCCGGTTCAGGGCTTGTCCGGCAATTGTGGTGTCAGACGCAAGGTCGCTCAGATAGCCAGAACCCGGCCCCAATTTCGTCAGGGCCAGGTTGGCAATCTGCGTTACCGTCCACGTTGAGGCCATCGTTCAGGCCCCTGTGTTACGGAAGGTTCTGGGACTGGATGATCTTGTCGCGGAACAACTGAAGCGCAATCAGAACGGCTTCTTTCGAAGTACCGTCTGCCACGTTCAGCGCGACCTTCTCGGACGGGGCTGAGCCGCCCGTTGCTTCCGTCACATAGTTGGGACCGTCGAGCGTGTCGCCAGTACCCCAGGAAAGCTGAACCGTAGCCATTAGCTATCTTCTCCGAGAGAGTGAAGGGCGGAGGAGGTTAAGCCCCCGCCCGATTTGCTTAAGCGATCTTGGCAACCACGAGGTAGCCCGTGAGCGTCGCCGCTGCCGGGATCGTGCCGCCTGCCACAGAAGCGCGGATGATTGCGCCGTCCGTGTTCGTCGAGCCGCCAATGTTCAGGTACACGCCCGAGAAGTCAGCCGCTGCAAGGTCGGAACCCAGAGCCGCTGAACCAGCCGCCGACACGTCGACGTCATCGTCAAAGCGCGTGAGAGCCGCAGCAACCGCCGCCCCCGCTTCGTCGGTGTGGGCTGTGATGCCCACATCCAGCGTGCGTGACGCGCCGAAGGCCGACCAGCGGATGACGCTGAGACGCGGCAGGATCACGTAGCGACCGCGCTGGAGGTACGCCAGGTCCATCGTGGACGTGGCGTCACCAGCCGCAGCACCCTGCGTGAAGTTGAACGGGATGTACTGCAGGTCCCGGAAGTAGACGCTCGATACGCCACCATTGGTGCGCGGGTCGGTAACGTCCTTGTATTCCGGGGTGGTTTCGTTGGTGACTGGCATGTGTGCCGTTCCTTACGTTGTAACGAGAATCTGAACGATCTTCGACTCATGGGTGCGGGTCGCACCAAAAGTCGCCATCGCGTAGGTCTGCCACGGGTCGCCGCGCAGGTCCGTCCGCATCGTGACCGAGGTCGTGATGTCTTCCCACGTCTTCAGGTGGATAGCCGACTTCACGAACAACGGGCAGCGGTAGTAGGTGGACGTGTCCAGACGCTCGCAGCGCACGAACTGAATGCCAAGGTACGAATCGACCTTGCCTTCCTTCAGCACCATGCTGTCGTTGTACTCGCGACCGATGACCTGTGCTTCTTTCAGCAGGTCGTCTTCCATCTTCGCGTTGATGACGCAGACCGGCGGATCGCGGTCGAGGTCATTGTGAGCCGCGCGCAGCTTGCGCAGGGCACCACGAAGCTTCGCCACGGTAAGGCCCGTGTTGGCAGCGGCTTCATAGTTCACAGCAATCTGGAAGTTCGTCGTGTCAAATGCCTGGGTCGAACCGCCGGTTTCGCCGGTCGTGGCAGAGCCCCACATCTGGGTGATGATCTCGTCATCCATCTCGCGACCGATGGCGTTGATTGCGTTCTGAACCTTCGCGGACGAAGGGTCATTGAGCATCTTCAACTGGTCGAAGTGGTCGATGATCTGGGTCACGTCATAGCTCACCGGAGCAACCCAGCGACGGTTTACGGCTGCGTTGACGGGGACTTTGGTCTGAAGCTGGCCCGTGACGATGGAGGCTTCAATCGCCTCTTCACGGTCTACCGCTACAGCCTGCTTCGCACCGGAGACGGTCGAGGACATGACGTAGGGGCGGAGCTTCGAGCCCTGCTGTTGAAGACCCAGTTCAAGAGCAGCCTTGAAATCCTGGGCAAAGAGTGTCGGGTTGTAATTCAGCGACATGGCGCTGGGTGCCTTTCGAAATGAAAACCGCTATGGGGTGCGGCGTCCCGTTCGAATGCAGGCTTGTCTGCTATGGCGTTGCGGGTCCGGCGTTAGCCGACTTGTCCGCTACCAGTGCGCAGGTCGAACATTCAGGTACTGTCTTTCTCTGAGGTCTGACTCGCGCCCAAGCGTTCAACCGACTTGAGGATGTTCGTCTTCGTCTTGGAGACGGGAGGCTGTCCCTGTGTGACCCATTCCCACAGTCCGTCCGCGACCCGCTTCACATCAGGCGGGTTGCAGTTCGGGGCGGTCAGGCCAGCCGCAAGCTTCAGGATTTCAATGCGCTGGTCGATGATGTCTGACATGGGTCAAGCCTCGGCAATGCGACGCAACTGCGTCCATTCACTGAGCGCAGCCGCATGTCCCGGATGGTCCGCCCGCGTGAGGGCTGCGTACTTGTCGGGGTTGCCCTTGAAGCCAGCGATTGCCTGCCGCGCCTGGTCCTTCGTCATGGCCCGATGCTGACCGTCTGATGCCACGAAGCCCGCCTCCACCTTCGCCTCACCAATCATGTGGGCGAGGGAGAGCATCTCCCGCGTGCCTAGGGCGCGTTCGAGCGCGTCAATCTTCGCGTCGTCCATCTTCAACTGCTGCTTGATGAGCGTGAAGCCTCGGGATGCGATGTCATGGAACGCAGGCCACTTGTCGCCCTGCTCCAGCTTCATGCGCTCAGCCGCCGCTTCCGACGCCTTCACGTACTGCTCATGCTGCGCTTCCTGCTGCTGCTGTGCCATCTGGGTCGTCTGCGCGATCAGCTTGGAAGCCTGCTCATTCGATAGACCCAACTGGTGGAAGACCGGGGACCACTGCTGGAGGGCTTCCGGCTTCAGGGCCTTGCCCGCCTCACCCAAGTCATACTTGTCCGGTGCTTCGGGCACACCCATCGCTGCCTTGATCTTCGCCCAGCCTGCCGTGTCTTCCGGCTTCGGAGGCTCGAACGAGCGGGACGAGAGCGCCTTCTCTGCGTTCTGGTAGGCTTCAGCCAGAGCGGCAGCGGACTTGAAGCCCTTGCCTTGAACGTACTGCTGGACCTCAGGCTTCGCGCCCTCACCCAGCCAGGAGAAGTCCGGGGCTGACGTGGTGGCTGCGGTCGTCGTCGTGGCCGCTGCTGCCGGGGCTTCAGTCGTTGCCGTTGTGGTGGCTGTCGTTGCTTCACTCATCTGCCATTAGCTCCATCAAAGCGGCCTCATCGAACTTGAGCAGCCGCATAACTCGGTTCACCGTCTCTCTACGGACGGCCATGATTAGGGTTCGGTCGTGGTCGTTGGGCACGTAGCCGACATCGAAGTATCGGGCCGGTCCCATCAGAGACTTCAGGACAATGCGTCCGTCAGAGTGCAACTTGCCCTTGTCGTCGAGAAGGACCCGACGCCACGCATTGCTTTCACGTCTCTTCGCACTGATGAAGTCCAGCACATTCTGGGCCACGCCCATCATTCACCTCTAGCGATAGCCCCCGCTTCCGCCACGTCTTTGACTGCCCCTGCCAAGCCCGGTGCAGATGCTGCCATCTGCTGGGCCTGCTGCTGCTGCGCCCTCGCCTTCCGGCGCTCCTGCACAACATCAAGGTTCGTGAGAATCTTCTCGGGAACGCCCATCGTCCGCGCCCTGTGTCGGGCCAGTTCATCGGTGTCCACGTTGTCAATGATGTCCGGCGCAAGTTGGACAAGCGGGGCCAAGCCCTGAAGCCAAACGTCCACAGCCTGGACTTCCTCGATCTTCTGGAGCCGGTTCAGCGGGGAGTCATACTCAACCCGGTATTCACCCTGCGCTTCCATGAGAACGTCAGGCATTGGAGGCAGCATGTTCTGACGGGCGAGAATATCAATCTCCCGCTCGATCAGTTTCCCGAGGAACTCGCTTTGAGCCCTGCCAACAGTCGGGGCGATCAACTGCCCCTTCTCCTGCATACGGGCGCGAACTTCCGTCGCGGTCATCTGCGGCGCGTCAACGAGGATTTGGAAGAGGTTGATCAGGGCCGCGTCATTGATGACTGACTGCATGGCCTGAAGCATCTCAAGCCCGATGTCGATACGCGCCCCGGTCTGGAGCGGCTGGATCATCGGTCTGCCTTCAGCGGAGACACCGTAGTAGTTCAATCCGCCCGGCGTAAGGTTGGGCGTCATGCCCTTCCCACCTGAACCGACCGCAAGCCCGCCTTCATCGTGGAGCAGGAGCGGAGGGTTCACCACCTTCTCAGCCCCTTGAATTATTGCCTTGCGGGCCTGGTTCAGCATCTTGATCTCTGGCAAGACCTGACACGCCCAGCCCCTGCCGTACCATTCACCCGGCATGATCTGGTAGCGATAGACAGGCATCGGCCACGAGAGATAGCCGCCCTCCCTGAGTATCTCTTTCGGGTCCACGCTGATTTCGTAGGACAGATAGGCCATGGACTGAGGCCCGGACACGCCCTTGCGGTCCTCGTTCGGCTTGATGCAATGCAGGAACTCGAACTTGCGAAGCGGTTCCTTATCCGCGCAGTCCCTGATTTTCTCGGGCGTCTTGTCGCCGTATCGCTGCACAGCAGCACGCGCCGTCAGCTTGAACTTGCGGTGTACGCTATCGACTGAGCCCCATTGGTCTACGCTGAAGTACAGTTCAGCCAATGGGACGGAACGATACCGAAGCCCGCCGCCAATACGGTCTTCCACGAACAGGGCTGCGTTTCCGAACACACCGCCCGACAGGTACACGTCATGGCACTGGCCCGCGAAGTCTGCCCCCGGGCTGTAACGCTCACGGAACAGAACCTCCTCGACCTTGTCGAAGTACTGCCTGACTTCGTCGTCGTCGTTCAGTCCCGCAATGCTCGCTGTGATGCGGTGCCACTTGGACCCGCGTGGGGTCATGAGGCTGTCAATGGCTGAAGCGTGGCGTTCCGCTGCGATCTGGGCCGTACTGTCCCACTGACGCTGCGTGTTCTTCTGCCCCTGCTGACGCTCGTTCGTGTTGAACCAGCCGTGGTCGGGAAGCACCCGTTCAGACACTTCCTGCCAGAGCGTGTTGAAGTTCGACCGCTCGGCTTCTAGCTGCTGCTGGTGCTTGAGGATTTCTTCCAGGGTCATGGTTATGACCGGCGCAGCAGTTCAACGATGTAGTTGGATAAGGTAGCC